GCATTGATTGCGTGTAACTACTTCTTCAAGTAGCCAGTAGGCGTGAATCCCGTAACCGGAACTCACCAGAATTGGTCGTGGCATACCAACGGCCATACAGAACTTCTTGAACTCAGCGAGTCCAATGTCTTGAGTCAAATAGCCTTTGATGATGCCTTTTTCGTCCGGGACACCCTTGGTGGGGCCGCAGTCAATGTCCATCCACAGTGCGCGGAAGTACGTGGCATTCTCGTGAGTCCGGTTGTTCAAAGGCCCGTATTTGGCGCATCCAAAATACGCATCCACTTTGCGGCGAACAAACTCTTCGGCTATCGCATCGACTTCTTCCCGTGTGTCTGCAAAGCGTTGATCTGGGTAACGACCGATACCAATAACACAGTACCGCCCTTCCGTGGGCAACACGGTGTCTAGTAGGTCAAAACTGGACATGTTTTATTTTTGCTTGCTGCGGCGGCTCTTGATGCCGCGCATGTATTTTTCGATGGCGGCGTGTGTATCTGGGTGGGGCACGGAGTCCCCTTTGAACCAGTTGTAAACGGCCATGCGACTGACTCCAAAAGAATCAGCAACATGGCTTACGCTTACGCCTTCAACAATACATACACGACCCAAGGCTACGCCGAGAGACTTGATGTTGGCTTTTTTATTGGCGTACACCAAGCTCTGGCTGTAACCATAGCTCATGCTTATTCCTCGTCAGTCCATGCGGCGACAACAGAACCCAAGTCCTTCTTTACAGTCGGAGCGGGGGCTTCAGCTTTCTTGCTTTCACGCTTGGTTGGTTCCGCAAAAGCATCGGCAACTGTCACGGGTGCAACAACTTTCGGTGCTTGTGCCAGCGCAGGCGTAGAGGCTGACACCCCCAGCTTAGGGGCTCGGCCCGATGTGTCCGCTTGGTACGGCGTCATCAAGACCATCTTTTGCACTTCGGGCTTAGCCGCCACTTCGCTGGTCACGGTGTACTCAGCCTTGTTGATGAAACGTGCCGCTGTAAACAGCACCGACTGGTTGTCATTTTCTTCGTTGAAGCTAATGGTGGTGACCACGTAATCCAAGCTCTTGCCGTTGTTGGCGAGGTACTTGGTGTAGTTGCCGAACGTGTGGGTTTTGTCGGAGGCGCTATCACCAAACAAAGACTTGGAGGCCAAGTTCATCTGGTAGATTTCACCCTCTAACGAAGTGCCAAAGTCTTCTTCCAGCACCATAGCAATACGCTGGCTGTAGCGGCAAGCCTTAGAGTTGCCCATGCCCGAACCTTTGATGTTCTGCTGGCAGGTGTCGCAGCGATCGGATTGCATGTTGGCCGAACCTGCATCTGGGATGTTGCCGTCATTGCTGAAGCAGTCAGGTGCGGTAGGCTCGGCATCGGGGGTCCACTGCTTCGCGTAGAAGATGCGGCCAACCTTGGGCGATGCGTTCACGATGATGGCGTTGATGTTGCCCTTCACCTTGCCCATCTCCTCACCACCGACCACCTTGCGGAAGATGCCGTTTTTTGGCACGATACGCTTTACGCCAGTCTTACCGGCGAGGGATTTTGTAAGCTCACTGACACCTGCTTGTTGCAGAAAGTCGGGGAGGTCTTGACTCAAGAGTGCGATATTGCTCATCTCAATTTCCTTTGGAACGTCTAACAACCACGGAGTAAGAATTTTCCACGTTGACCCCAATGGGGAACGTGTTGGGATTCTCGGAAAGAAAGTCCTTCAGGTGTGTCTGATGAAGTCTCTTTTCCAACAGGCCAAACGCATCATGCTCACGAATGAACCGATACATTGAATCCCAATCATTCGTCCAGTACCGTGACTTTACGGAACGGATGATCGTGCCATGTGGGGTGCGAACGCTGTCAGCGTTCATTTGCTTGCAGACTTCGAGCATCTCCGCTTCGATGATATCCATCTGCTCTGCAAGCTCTTTTTCTTGGGCCTCGGCCTCACGGCGCATGTCGTCCCGTTTGTCGCGCATCTTGAGGTAGATGGCGGTCAGCTTGTCTAGGTCAATCAGAGGGGAGTCTTCCCCCTGAACTTTTTCGTTCATACTTTTTCTCCTTGATTGGGATGTACTCTAACACAGCTCTTGACAGTGTCAAGAGGTTTCTTCAGAAATTTCTTCTTGGTAAAGATCAATGATCTCTTTGTGCCCCGCCACGTTGTTCTGCAACAAGGAGTACAGGCGGCTTTCGACTTGGCTTCCACGGATGTGGACGATGGTCATGGGGTTGACCTGACCGGGTCGGTCGATACGTGCATTGGCTTGCAGGTACGTTTCTACACTGGTGCACGGAGCGTACCAAATGATGGTGTCGGCAGCAGTGAGGGTAAGCCCGTGTGACGCGGCTTGCGGTTGGATGATAAGCACCTTGGGGTTGAGCTGCTCTTGGAACTGCTTGACCACGTCCGATCGCTTGTTCACCGACACATTGCCGTTGATGATCTCGCAGGTGATGCCGTTGCTTGTCAAGTGCTTCTCAAGTAGCATGATCGAGTGGGTGAACGGCACAAAGATCAGCACCTTGTTGCTGCACTCGTCAACGATCTCTTGCACCACATTGAGCCTGTTGCTTACGTCGAAGTCCACCACCTCGCCTGTGTCGGTGTAAATGGACCCGCATGAAATCTGAAGCAGTTTGTTGATCTGCGTGGCGGCGTTGACCGCTGAGATTTCTTCCCCTGCGGCTTCGATCATCATCTCCTTCTTAAGTAGCTTGTAGAAGCCAGCTTGTTGGGGAGTCAACGGGGCATCACGCTCAACAAACGTCAGTGGAGGCAGGTCTATGCACTGGCGTTTCTCAAACCGGATTGCGGGTTGCAGCACGGTATGCACGATGTGCTTTGCGGTTGGTTTGGGTATCCATCGGTAGTCGGTAATTTTTTGCATCACCGAGTCTTTGAACTGTGTGAAGAACTGCGGCACACCCTTGGGGTTGACCAGCTTTGCCAGACCGTAAGCATCGGCAGGGGACTGAGCGGCGGGTGTACCCGTCAACATCCACAAGCCCTTTATAACTCTTGTTAGGTCTCGCAGGTCTTTCCAGCGGCTTGTCTGTGCGTTCTTATACGCAGACGCTTCATCGACCACGATGAGGTCAAATTCACCGTTGATGATCTCGTCCTTAACAATGCCAACACCGTCGAAGTTAATGATGACAAACTCGGCCCCAGCGTTGATGATCTTCTTGCGCTTACGTGCACTGCCGTAGGCGACTGAGACTGTGCGGTGCAGTGCGAACTTAAACAGGTCGCTCTGCCAAGCCGACTTCATGATAGACAAAGGGCAGATAACAAGCACTCGGCGAATGACGCCAATGTGCATGAGGTAGTCAACGGCCCAAATCACTGATGCGGTTTTGCCAGTGCCTTGCTCGTTGAAGCAAAACGCCTTGCGGTTACTAACTAAAAACTCGGCTGTTGATTTCTGATGTACGAACGGAGTGAACCCGTGGGGGCGGGGCCACTCATACTCTGATAAGTTCATTTCTTCTTCCGTTCCTTTGCGCTGGTCTCGGTCACCAGCTTGTGGTTGCTGTTGCGTTTGAACGAACGGTTCTTGGTCGCGCTCTCTATGCGCACACCGTTTCCGTTGGTTCCACCCTTAGATAAAGCCTTGATGTGTGCAACATCCTTGCCTTCGCGGACATCAGCCTTGCCATCACCGTCTCTATCGGGGTGCTTCTTGTCAATGGTCTCTCGTGCACGTTGGCGCTCAGCTCGTGCTGGCGCTTCTCCTCGGGCTTTTTGTAGCTCGTATTCATGTTTGTACGGTCGGGGTTTGTTTATGTACGGCATGGTTTTCTTTCATAAAGCCAAATTCTTCTGGGGTAGCAGTCCACAACGGGTTGCGTCCTTCTTCCTCAACGACTCGGAGCATCTTGCCCACTGCGATGCTGATTTCCATCATCATGCTGGCTTTTTGCCTGGCAAATTCCGCGTCCAGCTTCTCTCGCACTGCCTTGTGCACGATCGTGCCAAGGACTTCTGCGACTCGGCGCTTGAGTTCGTTTTCAAGGATAAGGGCGGTGTCAATTTCTTGGTTTTCCATCTTCAGCTCCTGTTGTATTCGCACTGCTTCACCGAGCAGAACTTGCACAGCGGCCCTTGGACGGGGTTCCAGACCCCATTTTCCAGCGCCGCCTCAATTCGTGCAACATCTTGCGCGGGTTTCTCCACGTACTTAGGTACCATCTCGGCGTGATGTTCTGCTTTGACGAACTCTTTGCTCACAACAAACAAGAGCGCCGACTTAATCCGTTCGATCTGGGGGAACTTGGCGAAGATGCCTGTCGCCACCAAGTCCAACTGCTTCACGTCCGCATACCGGGCACTCTTGCTGGTCTTGTAGTCCACAGAGTAGGCTAGCTTCTTGTCCTCGTTGATCACGACCAAGTCGGCAATGCCGTGCCACCATACGTCTGGGGCGTGGAACTCGCACGACTTCAAGTCCTTGGTGAAGCCCAACATCATCTCGCAGTGCTTCTCGCCGGGGATTGCTTTGAGGTTGTCCAGCGTTTCCTGCATGTACGCAAACGCAGGGGGAACTGGCGTGGCATCGCGGATGTATTCCTCCGCAACGGTATGAGCGGACTTGCCGTACAGCGTGGCCGTGGTGTCCGGCTCGACGATGTCCTTGGCGATCTTGGTGTGGTAGTACTTCTTCGGACATTGCTGGAACGTCTTGAGACTACTGAATGACCAGACGATGCTCATATTTATTCCTTAACAAGCGCCGTAGCTTTTGCCTGACCCAGATTCACAATTAAGTGGGAGGTCAGGCCCCCACTGCGGACGTATACGCATACACAACTCAACGTACTCGGTAGCGCGTTGACCTTCATCCTCGGGCACGATGCAAGCAATCGCGTCATGCACGGTCATGACCACTTGGTACTTCTTATCAACCAGCAACATCTGGTCACCGATCACAATCCGGGCAAGGGCTTGGCATACGTTCTCCACCACCTTGCCACCATAGATGCGGTTGGGGATTGTGGCTTTGCCTTTCTTGGTGTCGTACACGTACTCGGGCTTGCCGTCTTCCTCGTTGGTGGTCCAGCGTAGGTTGGGGTAGCGCAGATACAAGCCGTTCGGCAGTAGGATGCCCTTGGTGCCCTGCACCTTCAAGATGCCGCCTCGGCCAAGCTCAGCGTGCTGGTCGCCAATGATGGCCCCAAGAATTCCCCCTGCGGCTTTCCACAATTCGGTGATCTTAGGGTACGTGCGGCGGTAGGTGTCGATGATGTGCTTGGCTTCATCAAGCTCAATGTATACGCTAAAGTTTTTAAGCTGCGCTTGGAACTTGGCTGCGCCCATGCCGTAACCTGCACCCAAGATCGTAGTCTTACCCACGAACCTTTCATCCTTTGTAATGTCCGCGATCGGCTTACCGTAGATAGCAGACGCCATGATCTTGTACACGTCCTCACCACGATCAAACGCATCGACCAAGTCGTCTTGACCAGCTAGCCATGCCAGCGTACGTGCTTCAATCTGTGAAGAGTCCGAGTCAATCATCAAGTAGCCGTCCGGTGCCAAGATAGCGTGTTTTAACTGAGAACTCCTCGGCAGGTTCTGCAAGTTCAGCTTGTCGTCACCACCCCAGCGCCCAGTGTGGGCCGCGTAGTACCGCAAGGGAACTGGCATGGACCCACGCCCCGCGACCCCAATGAACCGCTCGGTTCGGCTCTCCTCGATCGTGGACTTCGTACCCAGTCGGGCTGCTACCGCTGCCTGAACAATGGCGCTGGGGTGCTCAAGCAGGTCTTTGAATTCCTCGTCCGTCTTGGCAAACGCATACGTCATCTTGCCCGTGGCGGGGCTCTTTTTCATTGGTGGCTCAACCCCATGCGCCAGTAGCCAATCGGCAAACTTCGGGTTGCTCATCAACAGGTCTTTATCAAACGAACCAATCAGTGCTGTCTTGAACGCTACGACCTCTTCCAAGTGTCTTCGCAGCCGCCCTACGTCTAGCCGCAACACAGGGTTGGTGAACATGCGGACAGTTAGGTCAATCAGGCGCAGTTCAGTCTTAGGGAAACCTTGGCTCATGTGACCAAACAAGTCCCACGTCAGCGCCACGTCATTGCAACAGTACGATCCGTAGTCGGCCAGCTCGTCGGGGGTAAAGGTGTTGCGGAAGTAGTTGATGTACTGCTTGACCTGAGTGCCCTTTTCACCGATGCCGTAGTGCTGGGCTAACACCGCAAGGCTCCCGCCTACGTTCGTACCGTGTAGTGCACGGCCCATGCTCAGCGTATCCAACCAACCCTTGGGCTTGATGCCAAAATGCTCGGACAAGATGAACCCATCGAACACCGCGTTGTGCGCCAGTGCAAGGGAGTTGGCCCAATCGAACTGCTTGAGGAACACAGCGGTGTCAGTCATCGAACCGCTGAACCACTCGGGCTCACCGTCATTGACCTGCACAGCCACACCGATCACCTCAAAGCGTGGGTCTCGTACGTATTCCTCGGTAGTCTGTTTGGCAAACCCAAGATCGCCACCGTACGCAGATTCAAAGTCGATCGTGATTATGTTCATTTGAATAAACCCAGTGACCGCGCAGAAGCGTCTTGCTTGGGTTGTGCTTGGCCGAAGCCGTATGTGCCGTTTGCAGATATAGTTGTCCCAAGACCCAAATTCCCACTCGAATCCAGCGTCATCGCTGGAGCGTACCTGTACTCTTTCATTTGCCCCTGTACCTCGTCTTTTAGCAACGTCTGCATCACGTTGTAATCAAACTCTTTGCGGCGCACAGCTTTCAGCCCCTCGTGCATTGCGCCTTTTTCGGCTTCGGTCAGCACCTCGCGGAACTTATCTTTAAAAATAAAGCGCCACTTATCTGCCTCGTTGAAGAACTCCTCGGGGTTGGTCTCCATGCGCTTGATGATGGTCTCGATACCGGCTAAAAAATTAGACATTGTGGTTCCCTTGGTGTTCATTTTGGTTCTTGTAAAAGTTTCATCATCCCCTCAGCTTCTTCTTTGCTGAGTCCAGTGGCAAGCGTAGCGCTTCGGCGTTTGCCGCTGTCGTAGTCCCAGCGATAGATGCTGTACTTACCGTATCTGCAACGCTTCACGTACTGCGTGCCTGTGTATTTGGCGTACTCCATCCCGAAAATTTGTTCTAGTCCGGGGAGTAGTTGTTCGAGCAGTTGTGCGCGGGAGATCGGCATCATTGCGGCTCCTTGCACTCGGCGATGACTGCCTTCAGGTAGTCAAGATTGGTTTCGTTGATGATGCAGGTGTACCCACCCGATGCGTTGATGTCTTGCAGGTTCTTGAATTGCAGTGCTGTTGCCTGACCCTTACCTGCCTTGGCTTCAATCGCCACAAAGTAGCCGTTCACACAGCACAGGAAGTCGGGCACACCAGCGTTACCGTAGCCGCTGCCGATTGGCATGGCGTAGTAGATGTTGTGTTCTTTTAGGATAGCCTTGATCTTGGCCTTGACCTTGGCCTCTGGCGTAGCTGCCATCTAACGCTCCAGTTGTTTTCAGGGCTCGTAGGATACCACGGCTCTTTACTTTGTCAACACCCAGACGCAAAAAAGCCGCCCGGAGGCGGCTTGGTGTTTTCACCTAACAAATGTTAGGTGCTGTGGTTCAGCTCACGCTTGAGGTACCAGATGGCCTTCTCAATGTCTTGCTTGCGGGTGCCCTTGTGGTCGGCGCGGGCGATGTACTTCACGGCGTTACCCATGTTGTAGTTCAGCTTCTTGGCCTCGATGAAGTCGATCGTCTCAATCCCACCTACTTTGTAGTGGGCAGGGTGGTTCACGGGGTCGGACTCGGGCTCGTGCATGGTGACGGGCATCTCTTTCTCGATGCTGGTGTCGGATGCGCTGATGTGCACCGTCTCCCATTTTTGCTTTGGTGGCTCCTGCTCCATCTTGCGCTTGGTCATGTACGCGACCTGATACGTCACTCCCATTGCTTTAGCAACCTCAGACACGGTTTTGTCGGGGTTCTTGGTGAAGTAGTCGCGGATGTTTTGCGCTTGGGTTAGTTTTTTAATCATTGGTTTTTCCTTGGGTTTGGCTGTTAACGTACGCGGTAAGCACTTCTCTCATTTTCACTTGCTTGGAATACGGATAGTGGGCGTCGAAATAATCAATCACCTCTTTCGGTAGCCGCAAGCTCGTGCAGTTCAGGGCGGG